CAACATTGTTCGAATACTCAACCTCAACATATGGGTGGAAGAAAGTGTTGGTGTTATCGTCAACGAATCCTACATACTGCTCGAACTCCGTAACCCTGTTTTCAAGGTTCGGTGCGAACGCAAGGCAAAGCCCGTGGTTAACCCCAGTCTTGAGTACTTCGAGTACATAATCGGTAATATCCATATTGAGGTTTTCGTCTCCGAAATCGAAGTGCTGCGAGGCCACGATTATTGATTCCTCGCCGTCAAGGTACTTCCTGTATTCGTCAAGAATCATTTCGCTTGGATAGACACCGCCCTTAAGGGACTTTTCGTCAATCCTGTAGTTGGTTCTGATATTCTTCAAGTCCTCAATGATTTCGGCACATGTGACTTCGTTCTCGTCTTTCACAGCCTCAGGGAGTTCGTCCTTCATCCTTTCAGAGTATTCAAGGAGTTTCTTGTAGATAGCAATGAACTCATACTTGTCGAACACATCGGGCATAACAAGTTTCTCGGCTGCCTTTTCGTTGACATCCTCGTAAGCCCAAGGAATAGCAGTCTTGCTGAAGAACCAGTTAGAGCCTTCCTTCGTGTATGAAGCATTGTTCCTAACCCAAAAGTCGCTGACAAACTCAAACCCACGCCCCTCGTCGAAATCGGAAGGGAGTTTGAAGAGAATCAAGTCGAAAGAAGCCGCCCTCTTAGCAGGAACCCTGAAAGAGTGGATAAGAATGTTCTCGTAAGGAAGCCCGTCAATTGAGAAGTAGTTCGTCATCTTGAGATTGAACTTCAACTTGTTGATATCGGCGAAAGTCTTGTCCTCAACGAGTTCCTTTATCTTGCACTCGTCAAAGTGAATCAAACCCCTCATAATAAGGTTTCCATACCCGATGCTGAGTACGGGATTGAGTCCCATATTCTGCATTGAGTTCTCTATAATCGTGTTTGTCTTATCAAGAAAAAAATGTCTAATCATTGCTAATCTACTTAACTTCCAGATAAATAGTTCCTTGAAAACAAATGTCCTTTTTGCCAAAATTTTGGGCAGATTTGGACTTTTCGAACTATTTATTGTTAGATTGGGAAATATGTTGCGAAATAGATAAAACGGCATTGCCCTATTCTCCGAGCGGAGGACACATGGTTAGCCGTCAAGGAGCCGCCTATGTTGGCTCCTTGTTTTCGCACGCCAGACGCAATTTGACTTTTTAAGATTTTTCTTTATATTTTTAAAAAAGTCATATCGAAATGAAAAAAATCAACAGTGAAATCAGCATAGATTTGCCAAACATCAAGGCGAAGTGGGGAACCATTGATAAAAAAAATCCCTCGTCAATGTATCTTGAAGTAGGAGGTTACATAACTCCGAAGAACGAGGAGGAGGACTACCGCCCGAACATACAGAAGATAGACAGGGAGGTGAAGGATGTGGTGAAGTCCGCAATCATTTCCACCGACACGATAAACAACAACTTCATATTCGTCTCAGATGTGGCTGATACGAGGATTCTTTACGGTAAGAAGTCGTACCTGTCGTTCCAAATCCATATTGGAAGGAAGAAAGGGGTTGAGAACAGGCCGTTCAAGGAAGTCGTTGGAGACATTAACGGAAAGTGGCAACATATCTATTCGGATATTCTCTCAATAATCGAAGAGAACGGCTTCGAATGTTCCAAAACAAAGAACTGAACTATTTATACTAAAATAGATTAAATGCAAGAATTTTTCATCATAAGAGGTTCAGTGAATCCCTGCTTGGTAATGGAACTCATCAACGACGGAAGATATGACTTTCAGAAATCGCTGATTAACGACGCATTGCAGGACAGCATCGTGACATTCTCAATGGCTGACGAGGAGACGGGTTTGCTCAAGGTTGCTAAGCAGAAGGCGGACATCGTTCTCGCTGACGAGGAAAGTTGTCAGGAAAGGTATCTCCTACGCTACAAGTGGAAGGAGAGAGATGTGAACAAGGAAGGGTTCTACAAGGGTTGGTTTGAAATCAAGTTCAACGGCGATATCAGCCAAAGCGGTGTGGAATTCCCCGAAGGAAATCTGAAAGTCCCGATTGAGGAACAACTGAGAATTGTAATAAAGTGAGCGTAAGCCCACTTTTTTTGTTTTATGGCACAATTTTTGTATATTAAAAGGCGTAATGGAACTAACAAACGAACAAATACAGGAAAACAGGGAGAGGATAAGGGAATTACTCAAGTCCGTCAACCGAAAGAATACCCACAAGTTGTTGTATTTTCTCGACCACAGTGGGTATTACTATCTGTATGGTTCGTTCAAGCATCACACCTACAAGGGAGGGCTTGCCCAACACTCGCTCGAAGTGCTTGACTACTGTCTCGAACACCTTGGAGACTGCGATAGGGACAGCGTAATCATCATCTCCCTACTGCACGATATCTGCAAAACAAAGTACGAGTTCCCCGAAGGCGTTGAGTTCATCGGGCACGGAAGGAAGTCGGCGGACATTCTCGAAAAGTTCATAGAATACGAACTCACCGAGGAAGAGAGGAATGTCATAAGGTTCCATATGGGAAGAACCAAGTACCTAAACGACGATGAACTGGAGTTGTATGATAAAACGACAAACACCAGCCTGTGGAAATTAATACACGCTGGTGATTGCATAAGTGCGGGTTATTACCCTAAGCCCTTGCAGGGAATCGTTGGAGGTATCTTTAAGATGTTAGGCTAAGTCTGGGAATTTCTTGATTATAAGATTTCTCAGGCTTTTTATTTTGTTCTCATAGTTCTTGTCGCTTGCGAACCTCTTTCCTGCGCCGTTCGTGAACTGTCCAGGCGTCATCAAGTCGTTGAGCGTCTTTCCGTTCACGAGGTATTTTCCCTGGATAAGGTCGATGTAATCCTCAACGCTGTCGTTGGGGTCGGGATATGTAACGGTGTTCTTTCCGTTATCCCAAGAACCTACCGAGAACACACTGTTCGTCCTTTGAGCCCTCGGCGTAGCCCCGAAACAACTTTCTTGGTGGGCAGCAGCCATAAGGAACGGAAGGTCGAAGTGCTTTTCAATAGAAGCCTTGACGAGAGTTTCAGGCTTGAGTCCTGTTGACTGCAATGAAAATCCCTGATTGCTCAGTGCGAAATTCATATACTTCTCAACATCCTTAACCTTCTGTGCGAAACCCGTGGTGTCAATGACTTCACGCCTCGCATAATCCAACAGAGTAGATTTGAGTGAGTCGGGGGCATTGAGTTTGTTGATTGCCGACGCTACGACGGTCAGACTAATGCCAACGGCTAATGCTTTTCTAATTCTCCTTTTCAAACCATCTAAGTTTATTGATTCGTTAAGGGATTCAAGCAAAAGCCGTGCCAAACCGTCCTCGGTAACGAGTTGCCTAATCTGCTCCTCTGTTAGAATTACTTTCTTCATTCAAAAATCGTGGAGAGTTTAATCATACCACAAATGTCGTTTCCAACACTTTCAAGAACGAATTCCTTGTTCGAAACCTGCTCCATAATTGAGTTGATTCTGTCAATGGCGGCATCGTTCTTTTCCTGTTCGAACCTCTTCTTAGCCTCTGAGAGTTTTTCTTCGCAACTGCTCTTATACTTCTCGAAGACGCTTGAGCGGTCATTGCTCTCTGCGAGTTCCTTTAGTGCTGAAATCTCACTTGCCGTCAATTCCGTTGAATACTTCTTGTTGAACTCTTCAAGGAGTGAGGTTGCCATCTTGTCAATGTCCTTGCTTTCCTTGATTGTGTTGGGAGCGTCCGATTTTTCGACGAACTCCCTTATGATGCTGACTGCGTTGCTGTAGTCCGCAATGTTCTTCGCCGTCTTTTTGTTCTCGGCAATGAAATACACTGCGTTCGAAAGGTCAACATTCTCTTCAGGGATTACGACTGAAGTCTTGTCTTCGATTGAGAGATAGCCTTCTGCCAAAATCCTTCCGAGTTTTTTGCAACTCTCAGCAACAGTCTTCTTGTCAACGCCCCAGTTCTCAGACGCAATGCTATTGATAAAGAAATTCACGTCTGATTCCGAACCCGCCTTCCTGATATTCTCGTATAGCGAGTGGAGCGAAGCGAGGTTTTTGTCCTCCTTGATTGTTGAAGCGTAGCGGTTCATAATTCCCTTTCCGTATGAAGTCTTGAATAGTTCAGGAGAGATAGCCTCGAAAGACTCCTTGATGAACCCAAATGACTTGTTAGCCATATCGTCAGCCTTCACGCAGGCTGAAATGAACTCTTTTCTGCGGTCGCACATTTCGTTCACAGCAGCCCTATACTGTTCAACATCGTTAATCGTCAATAATGTATTAATTTTGTTCTCTGACATGTCAAAATATTTTCTTATAAATAGTCTTATTTTTTGCGTTTCCTCGTCTTTTTAGGAGTCTCTTCGCTCGTTCCACTCAGTGCATTAATGTTCTCAATCGCCTCGTTTAGTACATCTTCCCTTTCAAGCGAATCTTCGTCCACGAGGTTTTCAAACTTGTCAAGAACCCTCTTAAGAGTCTCTTCCATAGTCACATTCTTTCCGTCGAAGTCGAACGGCTCCTCAAGGATACCGTCTTCCTCTTCCTTCTTAGCCTCTGATAGTATGTCGAAATACTGCTGAGTGAATGACTTAGCAGCCTTCTTTCTCACTTCCTTAATGGCGGGTTTCCTTCTTGCCACTACTTCCATCAGAGGAGTGCCGTTGTCTGCGTCAGGTGCTGAACCCATATCGGTTTCACCGCCGCCTCCAAGGTCGGAACCCGTCTCGCCGCCAGGCTCTCCGAGGTCCATATCCCCTCCGAGGTCGTCCATATCACCCATGTCACCCATGTCTCCGCCGCCGAGTCCGCCGAGGCCGCCGCCTCCGCCCATTCCGCCTAAGCCATCATCCTCGCCCTGTCCTTGCTGCTGCTGAGGTTGGTCGCTGTTCATAGCGTCGTAGTCGCCGTAGATTCTGTCAACCGTATCGAACATACCCGTCTTCTTGATAATGTTGGCGGTTGCCTGCAATTCAGCAGCCATAGCCTTCTCAAGACGGATTTCGTTTAGCATATCCTTAATGTCGGAATCGCTCATCTTCATAATTTCCCTGAGTGCCTTGTGCATTGACATCATTGGAATACCCGTTCCTGGGTCTGCGAGTGCAACCTGCATTGCACTGAGACGCTTGGTGAGGTCATCAAGTTCCTGTGCCTCAATCTGCGTTGAAGGGTTGTTGAGGGTGATTGTGAAATTGCCGATTTCGTCCGTAAGTCCCATAATGTAGAGATGAATCATGGCAATCTTGTTCAACTCCATAATGAGGAACTGCTGAATGCGGTTAATCATCCTTGCGAAACGGACATCAACGAATGCGAGGTTCTGCCCCTTTCCGTTAGCCTCTTGGAAGTTGAGGAAACTCTTAGGAACACGCATGGCGGTAAGCATCTTGAGTTGCATATACTCAAGGTCTTCCATTTGAATCTGACTGTTGGCTGCCTGAAGTGTCTCAATAGGGTTAGGAGCGTCCTCACGGCGTACAGGAATGAAGTAGTCGGCAGAAACATCAATGAAGTTCTTCCTGAGGTCAATCTGTCCCGTCGCAGGGTCGATAATCTGTGTTCTCTTGAAGTTGTTAGCAATCTGATTTACATACGCCTCAACATCTTGGTCGTCAATATTACCGACATAAATCTTATAGACACGCCTCTCAATAGCCTTGTCAAGTCTCCAAATGAGCATAGCGTCCTCCATCATACTCCACATTCTCCAAGCACGCCTTGCCTTGTGAAGCATAGAAACTCCGTAAGGAAGGAAGAAGGAGTCGTTGAGGAGACGGAAGTGTGCAATCTGCCAGTTCATATATGGATTTTCTCCGTTGTGCCCACGCCAAATGAACTTAACCTCGTCTGGCTTGATTGCTGCGGTATTCACCATCGTCGAAACGGCGTATGAAGCACTGTATCCGTTCTCTTCCCTGTCAACTTCGTAAACGGGAAGCATCATCCAACCGAGAACACCGTTCTCCTTGTCAATGTTGAGTAGTTGGAATGTGTTTCCGTACTTGCATAGGTGACGGGCAATCATCGGAAGTTCCGTGTAGATGTGAAGCCTGTTCACGAAAAGGTCTTCGAGGATTGCCTTTGTCCTCTTCGAACGGGAATAAATGTTCATCATCTTACCCTCTGAGTTGAGCGGGCAGGACTCCTCCGCAATGATGTCAAGTGCCGTACCGATTTCAGGGCAACCGTCCATAAGGTCAACATCACGATACATCAACTTTACGGCGTTGTATCCCGCAAGGCTCTCCATTGAGTTGTCAGCACCCGCTTTCTTCCATTGGTAAGCGAGATACTTCTGCTGTCTCAAAGTGGAAAGTTTCTTCTCATAGGCATCCTTGTCGTTAGTAGAGAAAAGGACTCTCGCACGGTCAGGAACCGATGTTGCGGGCGTGGTTATAACCGACGCAGGGACGCTACTTCTGTTGCTGCCCCTGAAGGTGTCGGTCAATCTTTGAAATATGGTCCTATTTTCTGCCATATGTATCTATCTATCAAAATTATTTAATATAATATATAGCACACTTGTCTAAAAGTGAACATAATACCTTATGTATAAATAGTTCCGTGTTTGACTTTCGGGCGTTTTTGCCTTATATTAGGGTAAAAACGATAATATGTGTGAAGATTTTAACAAACTCGTTGAGCAGTATATGATGATGGACAAGAAGACACTTGCTGAACTTCTTGCTATGAAAGAACTTGCGGGAAGGCTCGATGTTCCCGTGATACCACAATATCCTCAAACGCCATCAATCCCGATTAACCCATATCCTTGGTGGCCTTGGGCCCCTGGTGACGGACCTTGGTGGCCTCAGATTTGGTACACGAACACAGGTGACGGAAAAAAATATGAAAATTGGGCTCCGAGAAAGACGAACGATGTCTATGAAGGAAACGCACAATGTGATTACGGGCTTAACAGGCGTGATGTAATAAAAGATACTACTACAAATTTTAGTTAAATGGCAAAACTGAAACTAAGGGAAATAATCAACCTCATCAATGCGGGTAAACAAAATGAGGTTGAAAAGCACTACACTATAAGGTGGAACGGAATTCCACCACACCTTTTGTACGACAACATTGAAGTTCCAAGGGAGAGAATGACCATTACTGGAAACATTACCCCACTCCCGACAAGGGCGTGGCTTACGGGCTCAATCGTTCCGTTCGAAACTTACGGAAGATACCGTTTTAAACCGATTGATTTCGGAGAAGTTATAATTGACACATGCTTCGAAGCGGAAAACCTTATTTTCGAATATGATGCAGATGATGAAAATATGGATTCAAAGGCATTAATGGATTTTATCAGGTTGGGTTCGGAGGCCGTTACTGGTAGGGCGGTAAAAAAAGCCGATATTTGCTTCAACCTTAAATTTGATTTGGATGACGCTGTTATCGAACTAAAGAATGTAATGTTTACCGACATAAACTTCAAAGGAGTCATTGACAATGCGTCAGAGGTTAAATCAATCACGGCGAAATTGTTATACGATTTTTCAACAATAGACTTTAAATAAATAAGAGAGGCGTAAGCCCCTCTTTTTTAATTTCTTATCAGGTATTCTACCATTGAACGAATATCTTCAAACAGAACCGCTTCGATATCTTCTTCATAAAACGCTCCGCTTGGAAGATTTTCTATGTCCTCAAAACTTTCACTGATTTCGGGGACATTCCAACCTTCATAATCCTCGTCATACATAAACGGAATCATCTGTTTTACATTTTCGTTTTTGAATATGATTTCATCGTCGCCATCTATCTTGTGGAAAGCACGAACACCGTCTGTCCTTATCAAGAACCCGCAGTCACCATATCCACAATCATCTCCAAGGTATTCGTTGTCAATCGGAAGAGCGAAACACCAACCATAGTTAGCCGTTGTATCCGTATTTCCCTCACTATCAAACTTTGAGTACGAATATGCCAATTTGTCAATGTCGGTGCAGCCGTGAACAAATCCGTTCTCAGAGATTTCTTCCCATGCCTCAAGGCCCGTAAAATGAAGGGCCCACGCATTTGTGACTATTCCTTTTGGTTCAAAATAATTGTACGCCTTTGCACCCGTGTTTACATTACCACCTGAACCGACATCAGTGTCTGCCTCTTGTGACAAATATGCAAGCAACTGCCGCAAATCGTTCCCGTTTGACGATTCGTACAACTTTTTAACACATTTTAACACCATTTTCTTGATGTCTGTCTCTGTAATTAAATATTTCATAATTAAATCACATACATTCCAAGCGGCGTATAGCCGAGAATCTTGTTATTGTTTTCGAGCAATTCCGAATGTTCCTTGATAATGTTCACGGGACGCATTCTCTCCAACATCTTCATAAGGTTTTCCATAGCGGCATCCCACTCTTCCTTACCCTGTTGGATAAGCATTTGGTAGTCCATAGTCATTTCAGCCTGAGGGATGTTCACCTTACCGCTGAATTTACCACGAATCAATCCGAGCGTCTGCTTTGCCTTAGCGACAAGGAGTTGACGGACGATAACCTTCGCAGGCTCGTTCAAGAATGCGTAATCAACCTGTTCGATAGGAACCTTGTCGAATGAGAGGATAACATCGTCAGCGTGATAACGCATGCAATCATCCTCGCTACCGTCAGAAGTGTCATAATAGGTGTACCAAACCTCACAGCCTACGATACCGATACCGCCGTTCCTGATACCTGCCCAACCGAACGAAAGTTTACTACCAGGAGTTGAAATGAGGTGAATGAGGTGGGTTCCGTCTGGACCCGCAGTAACCTTATATGTCAAATCTCCACGGAAAAGTCTGCTCTTGAAATTGAGGTCAGCCGCCATATAAGCCACATCGTTAGCCTGAGTGGTGTAGAAACCACCGAGTCCGCCGCCGTAGCCATATCCCGCACCAACCTGTCCGAGGCCTGGCATCCAACCGACACCGCCGCCCATATAGTTGGCGAACAACGCAGTGTCAGTCATAGGAGGGTTCACATACATAACCTTGTTGATAGTCCTTCCTGAAGGAACGACATACACCTGTTTACCCTCTTCAATCGTGATAAAGTCCTTTTTCAATTCCCAAGGGCCTTCCTGCTGGAGTCCTACCTGTTTTGAGAACCAATATGAATATTCCTTTGCGAGGTCAAGGCTTCTCGTCATGAAACCCCAAGCGAGTTCCTTTGCGTTAGATACATTCTTACCGTAGAAACCCATCCAGTTGTTGAGAATGACTTCCTGCTGCACCCTCGAACTGTAGTCCTGAATGGCAACCTGCAATAAATCACATAGTTGCTTGTCAGTCAATTCAACGGCACGGACAGGCGCACCCAAGAGTGAGCGTACCATATCGAACAATTGGCGTACCTCTTCTGTTATCTTTGTCATACGAAATACCTTATTTTAACATAAATAGTTTGTTGTTCAATGTTTTATTTTGTATATTTGCGGCGTATGGGCAGAAAAGAGGAAATAACTACAACTACGCTGCTCAGTCGGGAGGATTTCAAAAAATATGGATTCAAACTGACTGGGGGAAAGTGCTGTGTGCCTGGGTGTGAGGAAGATGCCGTTGACGCACACCATATCATGGACAGAAAACTGTTCAGCAACGGCGGATATTATCTATCGAACTGTGCCCCTCTCTGTGCGAAACACCACATTGACGCTGAAAACGGGACTATTACGCCAAGTGATTTGTGCGAGTATCTTATGATTAGTTCCGCCGAACTGATAAAGCCAGACAAGATTGATTGGCTGACGGACGAAGAGTACAAGACAATGATGATTAACAGAATGATTGACAAATGGGGTAAGTAATTACTCCATTTTTTGCTTTTCTCACACTTATTTTGTATATTAACTGAAATTATAGATATATGTTGGAAATTAACAAAATTTACAATTTAGACTGCATTGACGGATTAAAGGAACTTCCTAATGACTATGTTGACTTGACAGTTACTTCACCTCCATACGACAATCTCCGCACATATCACGAAGGGGATGAGTTCGTATGGAATTTCGATATTTTCAAACCAATTGCAGACGAACTGTACCGTGTCACAAAGCCAGGTGGTGTAGTCGTTTGGGTTGTCGGTGATGCCGTGATAAACGGCGGAGAGACGGGAAGTTCATTCAGGCAGGCACTCTATTTCCAAGAAATCGGGTTCAAGATTCACGATACTATGATTTACGAGAAGAATTCTTCGTCGTTCCCCGCAAAGGAGACTTCAAAGAGATATTCTCAGATATTCGAGTATATGTTCGTGTTCACGAAAGGAAAGATTCGCAACGATATCAAACTCATTGCCGACAAGAAGAACAAGTGGGCAGGTTGGACTAACTGGGGCACTCACACGAACTACGACAAGGACGGCAACCTCGTTCCAACCACGAACAACAAGCCGACCCCCGAATACAGCCTGAGGAACAACATTTGGAGATATACGGTATCGTTCAACGACAAGACGGGACACCCTGCCGTATTCCCTGAAAGACTCGCTCAGGACCATATCCTTTCTTGGAGCAACGAGGGTGACTTAGTTCTCGACCCGTTTATGGGCAGTGGTACAACCGCTAAGATGGCTATGCTGAACAAGCGTAACTATATCGGTTTCGAGAAGAGCAAGAAATATTACGACGAATCTCTTATCAGGGTTGGAAAGTATGTCGGAGATGTGAACGAGAATGTGGTTGATGTTCAGGCTTCCGACCACGACGAGGTTCTTCAACTCAGCATTGACGAAAGCGACAAGGAACTCAACGGAAAGATGGAACTTTGGGGCAAACTCGTCAAGGACCTTGAGAAGTATTTCAACGAGCAGAAATTGGAAATCCTCAAGAACCTCACATTCACCTTCAAGTCCAAGTCCAACGACGATAAGGTTAAGCAGATAGTCACCGAAAGAGGACTCACTGGCTACACCGAGGCGGTTGAGAAGAAGGAGGTTGTTGTCGAACAGAAGAAGGACGATAAAAAGTACGAAGAACTTGTGTCCAAGTGCGACAGCATTGAGCGTAAGTACAGTGAAATAGTCACCAAGATTGGTGAGTTGGCTGATTTCCTGAGAGGTGACGATACACAAAAGAAGGAAGTGCAGGGAACGCTTTTTGACGAAGCGGAAATCACCGTACTGCCGAAAGAACTGAACGATAAGGTTGAGAGCGGTGAAGCAAACGAAATAGTGCCCGTGCAGAAAATGAGCGAGGATTTCACGCCCGAAATAACGGGAAAATTGTTGGAAAAATACATTGAACAGACAACGATACCAACCCCCAAGAAGAGGCTCTACAAGGTTGGAACTGAAGTCCTGTTCACCGACGGAGAAAACAAGGGCAGGCTCGGTATCGTGCAATCATCGTCTTCGACTGAATATGTCGTAAGTTTCAATAATAATGATGGTGTACTGACCGAAGTGACGAGCGATGGTTCAGACATCAAGAGAGTGAATAGAATGCATCAATAGATATGGCACACAGAGATAGCCCAAATTTCGACAATGATATGAAATTGGGAAAGATAGGTGAAAGCGACTTGAGACCAAGAATTGAAATAAGCCCGAAAACGATTGAGTACATAGATGTGTCAGACGACCCATTTTTCGGACTGTTGGACATAGACTGCCTACAAATCACCAAGGAAAAGGAAAACGGCGAGAAATACACGGTTGAAGATGTGAAAAGAAGTTTTTTGGAGAGGACGGACAAGTCATTCTTTACTTCATATGAGGTGAAAACAGACACTGTTTCGCTCACTTCAAGGAATATCGTGTTCGAGATAATCTCTCACGACGGCCCTGGCTGTGCCGCAATTTCCCGTGCCAACTATTTCTATTATGTTTTCGTTGACAGGAACGATGTGATTCAGGAAAGGTGGCTGATAGACATGAAAAAGTGGAGGGAGTATATAAGGGAGAACGACAAAAACCTAAAACCGCTGCTAAAAGGAAGTTTGGAGGAGGGCGGAATCGCACTGAACAACTTCAACAAGTTCGGCGACAAGGTTCTAAACATACTGACAAACATAGATGTACTCGAAAAAGAAGGAATCGCAACCAAGATATACTAAAAGCGTGACTCAATGAGCCACGCCTTTTTTATTTAATCAGCCACCTATAAGGTGCGAATTTATCAACCTTCTCCTTATTGCTTTCACCCGTGTAAAATGGCATTACATAGTTCTTCTTCGGCGTAATCTCAATCTCTGTCGTGAGACGGACATTGTGCGTTTCCGTTGAGGCGGTTACTGATTTACTCGTAATCCAAGACTTAAGTAGAACCTTGTCCTTTTCCTTCGCTGCGATGAATTTCTTCATTGAGTAGTTCATAACGAAGCAAGCCATAGCGAGGCAGGTCAGCGTATCGTCGTGACATCCGTCCTGATGGTCGATTCTCGCTGCCGTTCCCTTGTAAATCCAAGTATCAAGTTCTGCTATAACTCTCTTAGAACGAATCTTAATCTGATTGGTCTTAACCATATTGGCAAAGAAAGTTAGCATTTGGAAACGAACTGCGTTACTGTGGAAGCCAGGGAGTTTACCGTCGGCATTAGGCTTAAGAGAAGAAGCCTCAATCTCCATAGTGAACTTGTTGAGTTGCGGGTCGTCGTAATAGAGGTTCCTGTAACCGAGCCTCTGCATCATAAGGATACAAGCGTCGCCCGTACCGCCGATACAATCCACCGTACAGAATGCCTCACCGTACATCATGCCGTACTTGTATGCGAGTTCTCCGCAATCGTCACCCGTTATCTTTCCCTGATATTCGAGAACCTGTTCGAGGATTGGTTCGCCCGTCTCTTCGTCCACGCCGTCCATATCAAGTATTTCTATTGCCGTTCTATCGGCTGCGTCACCACGGGAACAGTCTATGCTCATCATATAGCGGTGTCCAGGAATCGGCTCCTTCCAAATCCAAGTATCCTCCATCATAGGGTCAACATAGAGCGGTTCCCTCTGATTGAGTTTCTGCTGCATTTCGATATATTCAGGCTCAACGACATTGGATGCAGAACCGAGGAACGAAACATCCAATTCCTGTGCGATTTTCTGACTGTCGTTGTTGAACTGCTTGCACATGTCAACATACCAAGGACTCCTTGGATTCCAACCGTCCTGTATCATTTCCTCCCAATGCTGTTGGTCGTATCTGATATTGCCCTTGCTGTCAAGATAGTCCTCTTTCCGAATCATTATCTCACCCGTCTCAGCGTCTTTCTTCGTCCATTCGAGGAATTTGTTATAACGAGGGTCCTGATACCATTTCAATTCGACAAGTTCATACTTGTTCCAATCATCAGTTCCCTTCAATTTAGCCTGACGGCAGGTTTCATAGTAAAGCATATCCTTACCGTTAGGGGTAGAAATCATAATTATATGTCCACCTGTTGAAACGGTAGGAACAGCAGAAGCATAAACATCCTTACCGTTCTCAATGAAGGCCGCCTCATCAAAGATTAGCCAGTTAACACCACCGACACCACGAGAAGCATCAGGACCCGATGAACGGGCTACAACCTTACAGCCATTCTTAAGTACCAATTCCTTTGAATTACAGACATCAAAGATAACATTCTTATTGATTGGCGGAGCGAATGGGTCCTTTGCGTTCTTAATGAACTCGTCACCCCATAACCAAAGCGGGAATTGGAGCAGGAAGTCCCTGATTTTGAACAGCATTTGCTGTGCAAGGTCGAGCGTGTTACCGATTGCGAGAACCGTCTGAGGCTTTTTCTTACTTGCAAGACACATTTCGCAAGCGATGAACGCACCAGCGGTTGTCGTGATACCCGCCTGACGAGGTTTCGTGGTAACAACATTGTTAGCAGCACCCAAGGTTCTGCATATATCCTGCTGCCTTGGGAATAGCATAAACGGAACCATTGCACCCTGTGTATTATCAAAGGTTTTGAGATAGTGCTGTATCATATAGACACGGCTCTTGTCTTTAAAACACCTTGAATACTCATTTGCGAGATAATCATAGTCAATAATCATAGCAATTTGATTTAGTTCTCTTATAATAAATATATTAAATAGTGTTATTGGTGAAAAAGTTGATTTAATGGAGGATAAATGCTATTTATATTAAAAAGTTTTGATATGAAGACTATTAACGAAAGCCATATACGAGAGATGGTTGCAAGGGCTCTCAGGAAAGTGATAAAGGAGAATTTTGAGGGCGAATACCGCACAAAGGGTTCACTTAACAAAAGCACCCTTGAAAAACAGATGCAGAATGTTGACAAGACATCTGGTGCAGCACCGCTCGGCGGTGAAGACTACAATCCTGATTGGGACGATTATACAATGGACAACATAAAGGGACTCTATAACGATGACGAAGAAATGTTTGACGATACCCAAGCGGGCGGAGATTATAAGGCAGACCCTTCTGACCCTTATTTCATCACTTCGGCAGGTTCCCGTGAAGATGCAGACGCAATCGGGCAGTTCCACAACGACTTCGCCATTATCAAGAAGGCGGGACATGTCAATTTCGTTGACAAGGAAGGACACCTTGTTTCAAAGGAATGGTTTGACGCTTGCAACGATTTCGAGGACGGGCTTGCCGTAGTCTCGAAGGGCGGAAAGAGAAATTTCCTCAGGAGCGACGGACAACTTCTTCTCAAGGACTGGGTTGACAGGGCAGGCGATTTCATAGCAGGAAGAGCCCCTATCATCATACAGGGACAGAGAAGGGAAGTTGACAGGAACGGAAAGATTTATTGAACATAAGACAAATTTTTGGCGCGGTGCTGATTTTTTCAGTGCCGCATTTGTTTTTCTCGCTTGTTTTTAGTATATTTAGGCAAAGTTTGTAATATGGATTATAAGAAAGCGACAGTTGAAGAGTTGTTAAGGGAGGAAGAAAAACTCCTTAAGCGATATCATGAGATTGAAGACGAATGCTTGAAAGAACGGCTTAGCTTTGATGAATTCTGCAAGAAAGCCGAGAAAGAACAGGAGGGGCTTTATTTCATTGACAAATATCTGCGCCTTCGTCAGGACCCGATAGTTGAGTATGGAAAGGAATGGAAAGGCGACCTGTACAGTCTTGACGAGTTCAGGGCAATGGTTGATTCAAATGCGTTCGTTGACGATGACGGAATTGGGTATTATGCCACTGAAAACTCGAAAAGTGATGTGGTAATCAAGCCCTCAGACATAACAGAAGGTATAATAAGGGACGATTTTTCCCATGTAATGTGGTTTAACAAATGAAAATATCAGTTGAAGAAAGAGTTACAAACGATATTGATGTGAAGTACATCTGTGCCGACCTCGGAGTAAGATATTGGGAGGATTCTTCCGTTGACGGTGTTGACGATATCAGTTATGACGAGCAGACGAAAGGTGTTCACCCAAGAATGCCACTCGCAGTTGAAGACCCAAGCGCAAGACACGACGGCGAAAAGTATCGTTGGGTTATCAAGATAAATGCGGATACGGGAAACCTTGAAGGGTGGCCCGAAGGTGTAAAAGCAAATGTGTTCTATAAAGTCTGCGACGATGGCATATATTGGCTCGAAACCGCTAAAGGCGAGGAATATCACAAGATAGAGGACTATGTGCCTAAACTCTTCGATTTCTGCAACGACTCAGACGGTGACTATATCATTATGACTGTTGACGAGAACGGGCATATCAAGGAATGGTATGACGAAGAGACTCTTGAGGACAGGATTGACAACTTTTTGGCGAACGAGGGATTCTGATGATTACCGTTCTTAAATATGAAAAGGTGTTCGAGGACATTTTCTTGGAGGAACCAAAGATGCCCTCGGATTTTCTTGATGCCAAGAAGTCAAACGATGTGAAGAACGCAGTGGCTAACTACGACGCTGACAAGGTGAAAAGTCTTGCGTCAGAGACATTCGATACTTGGACGGCACTTATGGAAGTGCTTAACAACGACAGGAAAAGGATTAGCGGCTGTTTTTATTTAAAGGAGATTAAGGTATGAAAACACAAAATGAAGTTGTTATAGAGGCGTTTTCAGACATAATGTATTCTAAGAAAACGGTAATTGAAGTCCTTAACGAAGTGTATGAGAGTGGATTCGCCGACGGTTTTGAACAGGGAAGGGATAGTGAAAAAGATTAAAAAAACGCAGGCGTTAACCTGCGTTTTTCTTGTTTATAGCATCTCTAACTTGTTCAGTCCATTTGTTTTTAGAGATTTTTTGGTATAGAAACGGATATTTTTTTCTAATGTCCATTATTGAATCATATTTTATGGCTTCCTCTATACAGTTTTCAATGCTGTTGAAATGCCCGTTTTCCGCCTTGTCTTTCTCAGGAAAAAATTCATCAATCCACCCATTTTTTCTTGATACATTATGGGCTCTACTAAAATTCTTTTTAAATTCTTCCCTATTTTTACAAGTTTCCGCTGCCTCCCTACAAGTTTCATAAGTCCACTTTCTCGGAGAAGCACCAAGTGAGCCAGTGTTCAAACCTGTTTTTGCCTTGTTTATAAGATTCCATCCGTTAGCCTCATAGTTATTTTTCCATTTATCTTCAAGTTCTTGGCTTTCCGTTGCAGTAAGACCGCTTTCAAGAATTTTTACATCTGGTATCGCAAGATTATGTTCTATTGAAAAATTATATACAGAGTCATTTTGTGTCTTATTTCTATGACATAGGTCTCTTCTTCTCAAATCCATAGTTCTCCCTACATATACAGATGAATCTGAAAATTCGTAAGCATATACAAAGTGAATAGGGTCGTCAAAACCATAGTATTTTATGTCTTTAGAGAAGTATTTTTCGTCGTATTCGTTTATCCATCCGTTTGATTTTGCTATTTTGTATGCAACACTATTTTTATCGGAAAATTCTCCTCTATTTCTGCATTTAGACGCAGCATTTTCATTATTTTCCTTAATATTCCAATAGCCGTCAGGCATTTTATGTCTTGGCCCGAAATTTCTATTCGGGTCATGTATATCTATTCCATTCTTCAATAAAATAGATTTAATCGTTCTATGTGATTTATGATGCCTTTTTGCTAACACCTTAACATTTACGCCACCAATATATTCGTTTACAATAAGTTTTTCCATACACTATTAATATACAAATAAATAGCCACAAAAACAATAAAAAATACGATTATTTACATAAAAAGATAAAAAATAACCCCCGAATGCTCGGAGGTTATTTTCATTATTAGTCAGAAATTAGCGAATTTCCTGAGGGTCCCACTGTACGAGTCCATCAACCTTGACCGCACCAAAAAATCTGTTGTTAACGCACTTCTTAGCGTAACGGGTCATAATACCCTTTACAGGTGCGAAGTTCTCAGGGTTGTAGATAGTAGGAGTGAGCTGCATAGGGATATAAGGTGCATAGATGTAACCTGTGTCAAGGAGTGACTTACCCTTGTGACCGATGATGATTGACCATGCAGGTGAATATGGGTCACGATAGACCTGATACCTGTTCTGAAGAGCGCCGATACGCTCAATACCCATATTGTACTGGTCTGACTCAGCGTTAGCGTCTGTTACATGGAAGTATTCGAGGTTATCGAAGACTGCTGAGATTTCAGAAGATACAACAATCCAGTTAGCACCACCACGGAGGGTAGCCTTGTGAATCTGTGCAGAAATCTGATTGACCTTAGTCATGAGTTCCTGATTCCAGTCCTTCTGAGTGTAGTTGGTTGAGAAACCAGCCTGCCTTCTCCAACCATTGACATCCCAACGAACCTGCCAAGGAGCAACCTTACGGAGGTCACGGAGGATTTCACGGTCGATTTCAGCAGCAATCTGCTCAGAAAGGAGAGCGGTGAGTTCTGCTTCAGCGTCAATGTTGTGGAAAGCGCTGACATCCTGAGCGAGTTCAGGTGACCAAGTTGCACGGAGCTTGCGTTCCTCAACTGAAACAGTCACGCTGTCAAGCTTGAATGATACTTCACCGATTTCGGTCTCAAGTTCGAGAGAATCGTACTGTGACCAAGCAACTGCGAAGAGTTCCTTAAGTTCATCAGCGGTCTTCTTCTCAATACCTACATAACCGTCAAGGCTGATACCCTGCTTCTTTGCAGGCTTTGCGAGGTCGAGGTCGATAAGGATGCTGCCGTCTGGACCGCAAACATTCCTGTCGTACTCAACGATACCCTTACCATACTTCTGAGAAACTACACGGAATGGAATTCCTTCGAGTTTTTCGAAGCAAGCGTGGTCAACATCACCATCTTCTCCGATAGCGTCCTTTGCATAAACCTTGAGGGATGCGAGGAAGCCTT